TATCCTTGCCCAAACAGTTGGTGTTCATCTACTCTCATTAGGAACTCTCCTCTGGAAACCTGTACCCCGGCGTTGATTGCCCCTCTCATACCTCTGTTGGCTCCAAGATGAACGTATCTTACTCTGGGGTCATCGACAATCCATTCAGCGGGCATATAATAACCGTCTTGGACAACTATGATTTCTAACTTATCTCCGAGTTCGGAGTGTTTTAGTAGGTCTTCGACAGTGTTTTTGTTGTATTTATCTTTATAAGACGGCACGATAACAGAAAGTTTAATATTCATAAATTTGGGTTTGAGAAATTACCAAAAAATTTAATTGCAGCCTTATCATAAGCCTTAGCGGCATCTATTTTATCTATAAAAAGACCTAAATAATAATATTTGCTATTAGCTTTTATTTGAGCCATCCATTTACTTCGTTGATTATTCCAAGTAACTCCTCTAAATCCAGACGTATTGTTATCTTGCAATTCTCTATTACAACAGTTTTGTTGGTTAGTAACAGTCCTTAGATTGCATTTTCTATTGTCAAGTTTATTTCTATTGATATGGTCAGTGTAAGAATTTTTTGGAGTATTATTTACAATACGATGCATATAGATATATTCACTCGTTTGATTTTTTCTACCACCACCAAGATATATTGTCCTAGATGGATAACCATTCCTAACTGTCCACTTCCATTGATTAATCCATTCAAAGTCTTCATCGTCTACTAACGCAAATTTTCCCTGTGTCAAAATTATCTTTTTCATACATTTTCCCAAAAAAGGACACCCGCTTGAGAGAAGGTGTCCATTTTCAATCTCAAGCTTATTATGACTTTATAATAACACATTTGTCTACTTCTGACAAACTATAAAACTATAATTATTAAAGTCTTTCTTCTCTAATATATTGAACTCCTTAAAATCTATATCCCCTTCTTCATAATAATTCCAGTTTCTTTTGTAGGGTTTGTATTCTTTTGTCACGAATCCGAATATAGCCTTTCCTCCTGGTTTTAGAATCCTATAAATCTCATCCACCATCTTCTGGGGTCGTTCCACGAATTCGTACATTCCATTTGCCAGTACCATATCGTAAAAATCATCCGCTAGATTCGAATTGCATATATCCTGACGGTAAGTAGGATTTAAAATTTTGCAGGTGTCTATGGTGGGAAAACCATAGTCCCATATCCTAGATTTTCCGACATCAAGAACAGTTCCTTTGGCGTTTTTTTCCACCCAGTCGTTATACCACAATCTACTTTCGGAAGGGATTAAACCCACGCTTAGCATCTTTATCAAAGGGGACATTGTTTTTTGTTAAATATTCAAATATCGGTGCTTTATAATTACGATTCTTTAATTCTGGTTTTAGCCACAGAAACTCTTGGACTAAGTCCTTGTCTAAAAACGGGTAACGAGTCTCAATAGAAAATGCTCCTCCTATGTATTCTTCTTTATTCAAATAGTCTCTCTGAAATCCTCCATTAAAGTTTTCCCACTCACTCAATTCTTCCGGGAATACTCCTCCAAAATTACTTTGATTGGGGTATAGTTTGTAATCACCAATAATCTCATCTGCTCCCTGGCCCGATAGGATGACCTTTCTTCCTTCCTTCTGGGCTAGTTGGCAGATAGAGGCTAACCCAAGAGACGCCACATCGTCTATTACTTCTTTTTCTGAAGAGAATATATAAGGTACTCTTTCCACTCTTTTCTTCAAAATTTCTTTTATGCTCGGTTTTACGTTGACTATTTCGTGATTACAAAACTCCTTCCTCTTATCTAAAACTTCCCTGTTCTCGTTATTTTCTACGATGTACGCTTTATAATTTACCCTTCTCCTATTCAGGGCGTCTGCGATAGCCCCACTGTCGTACCCAGAACTCAGTCCTATAAAACAATCTCTGGTAGCTCTTTTTTTTACCGCCTCCTTGAATTTCTCTGTCCAATCGTCATAGGTGTTCTTGTATTGAACCCAGCTCCACTGATGATAATTTTCCTTGAATAAATCTTCTCCTGTTGAAATTTTTACTCCCTCTATAGTGTTTGGTTCAATTCTATGTCCACCCACCCCCGACTCGTAGCTGGCACATTCTATTCCATTCCTCCATAAAGGTTTGGTGGCGAACGGGTCGGTGATGAACAGAGCTAAGTCATTCCCGAAATCATACAGTGCTATGGCGAACTCTCCGTCCAGATGTCTTGGGAAGTTAATTCCAAATGTCTTATAGAGAGGAATTAGGTTCTCTCCGTCACTCCTCTTAAAATCATGGTTGTATATCTCTCCATTATACTCGCAAACTATATCTTTTTTAACGAATGGTTGCCTGGTGAACTCTCCGGTGATAGGAAGAAGACTGTGAAAGAACGTCAATCCGTTTATTTCAGTCCTGTTTAGGAACTTTCCTCTATATTGTATGTATTCATCATTGCCCTTGTCCTTATAAATTAGTATTCCACACATACATTTCCATATATTGTTTAGCCATTTTTCCAACCGTGAAATCTTCTAATATTTGAATCCTACCACTTAGTTTCCGCAGAGCATTTTTAATAGATTCCACATCTCTGTTAACAATTGTTACCCCTTCTAACTCGCAAGCAATACCTACATCGGTGGAAATGACAGGTTTGTTCATTGCCAATGCTTCGAGGGTAGGATTGTTGCATCCTTCACTATGGCTAGGAATAATTAAACAATTTATCTGCTTATAAAACTCTGGTATCTGTTCTTTTAAGCAAGATGCTACCAATAACTCGATACCCAATTCATCACACGCCTGTTTTGCTATATGGTATCCCTTGTGTTCACTTGTTATACCAACAAATCCAGCTGTAAAAGTACTTTCAAATAATTTAGTATCTACTCCGTTTGGTATATAGACCATGTTTCCTTTGTTTATCAACTTCCTAAGTTTGTTCTCAAGGTCTGGATTTTTACAAACACAGCAAACTGTGTTGCTATATATCTCTATTAAGTCCTCTTTTTTATCAAAAAACTCGTCTAATGTCCTCTGAGAAGCTAATGTAGTGAAGGTCTTTTCCTTATATTTGAGAATAAAATCCTTTATCTTCCCTATTCCTCCACTGAATAATATATGTATTATGTCATACTGCTCTCCGTTTGGCAAATTTTTATAGTACACGATATCCACAGTGTGCTGGGACCATTCACGTTTAAGAGCCTCGGCTCGGTAAGTCGTTGCCCAAGGTACTTTATCAGCGTGAACTAATAAAATTTTACTCATAAAATTGGCCCGTCAATAATGTTCCACCAATGAAACGACTTAATATAATATTCATCCCAATAACCTTCACGTTTGTTGCAGAATTTAAGACCTAAATCAGCACAGGCTTTCTTGATGTTCTCACTTTCATGATTCCAGGGAGCGAAGAATATCTTTATTTCCTTCACTCCTCCGGTCATTCGTTTGGAATTAGACTTCCAGTATCGTAATGATTTCTGTAGGTCAGAATAACATTCCTCGTAACTTAATTTGGAATAATCTTTATGCTCCCAACCATGGAGGCCTATTTGTAAGACGGGTGCGGTAGCCAGATACCAAAAAAGGGCCTGGTTTTCCCATAGGTCCTTCATTATGACCGCCGCTATATGCTGCTTGCCCTTGAAAATAAATTGCTCGTGGAGTTCCTTGAATTTGAACGCATCCGTGTATACAGAAATATCGTCATCTCGATAGAGTTTAGGTTTCAAAATGGGCATGTTCTTCGTATCTTAAATATTTATGCTTCTTTATATTACCCCCGATGAAATTCACTTTTAATTCTGGAAATTTTTTAATGATGACCGGAAGACTTAATTGGTCACGTTGCGACCAACGGCATACTTCCGCAAACCAGGCTTCATTGAATCTCTCCACTTCTTTCGTATGTCTTCTTATAATAAACCCTCCCATATACATCTTAGTATCTTCGGGGATACCGATACTTCTATAATACTCCAACTGTTTTTTTATTTCAAGCTTTACCCATGGAGTTCTGTTTTTGAACATACTTTCTAAATACCGCTCTTCCTTATAAATTGTAAAAGCATGATTATGGACAAATATAGCCATATCAGCATCCCGTAGCCATCTGTCTACATAGAATTGAGGTTCTTTTAAAAGAAAGATGTTCCCATCTACCCAGATACTGATGTCGCAATCAAGGAACTTGTGAGGGATAATCTTAGGAACTTTGGCGTTCATCACGGGGGAATGAAATTTAGAAAACTCCGAGAAAACTAAAATGTCGTCTCGGAGTTTATCTTTTGAACCTGAAATTGCTGTATATGAAATTACTTTCATCCTTAAAATTCCATCAAAACTTTTACCGTGACTGTTCCAATCGCCGTCCCAGCTGAAGGTGATACCGAAGGGCTAACCGAAGTCGATACCGAAGGAGACGCTGATTTACTAAGAGACGGAGAAACTGATGGACTCTTGGATAATGAAGTCGAAGGACTGATAGACGGAGATTTGGAAAGACTGACTGACGGAGAGTAAGACTTCGATATGGACGGGCTTCTCGATGGAGATACTGAAGAACTGGCTGATGGGGAAAGCGAGTTCGGCGGGCTGACCGATGGACTGATGGAAGATGAAACCGAAGGACTAACTGACGGAGATACTGAAGGACTGGCAGAACGTGATACTGAAGGAGATACTGACGGACTGACGGAAGAAGATGCCGAAGGTGATGCTGACCTAGAAACTGAAGGACTGACTGATGGAGATACTGAACTACTTGAAGAAGGAGAAGCGGATGGAGATACCGAAGGACTAGCTGACTTACTTACCGAAGGACTCATAGAAGGCGAAGCCGAAGCACTTACAGAAGGACTATAAGAAGTCTGAGGGCTGACGCTTCGGCTGATAGAAGGACTGAGAGAAGGGGAAACAGAAGAAGAAACATCTGAGATATTAGCAATTACTTTCATTTCTTGAAACCCGAATCCCACATCAGATAAACAGGCAATCTTTGAGCTAGAACCGAAGTCTCCCAAAGTAATAGCGTTGGTCAGAGTCAATTCTGCCGTACTAGCCTTCTCCAGATTGTTGACGAGCATGTTGTAGTCAACAAAAGTTTCTCTATCTAAAGAAACCTGAGTAGTCATTGAGACTGCCCTATTGGAAAGGCTATCTCCAGTCAGAATCAAAGACACCTTCCTGGCGTTTGATATGTCGATTACAGCACTGGTGGTATCGGTAGACACCCCGTTGATTGCTGTAACCAATACTGGAGGTATTCTGTTCATATTATTAGGTTACGTTGTTAATTAAGTTTTGCAACTTTATATATTCCCGTACGACTTTTCGAGTCTGTAGAATCATAGTTGCTTCCTTAAAAGGCAAGTAATTATTATCGATTATAATCTTCGGCTCTCCCTCGATAAAGACTACTCCAGCTTCGTCCTCTTGGACGACTCCCGGGTTGTATTCTTTTTCGGCAATAAGTTCTTTGACCTTGGTCATAACCTCTGGAAGATTATCAATGAAAAGATAATTTTCATCAATAGGCGGTCTTCCACTTCCTTGTGGAGGATTGCCAACTTCCTTGTTTTTAGAACCTTTTGGTCGAGCCATAATTTTTAATTAATTCTTACAATCCTTGGTTAGGTATTTTAATGCTTTCCTTAATAAGTTAATATCGTCTTTAAATAATCCCAATCCGCCATTACAACTAGAACACAATAATCCTCTAACTTCTCCTGTTTTGTGACAATGGTCGACTGCTAATCTTTGGATTCTTGATTCTCCTGTTTTGCTAAACTTTACATCTACATTTCCACATATTTTGCATACTCCTCCTTGTTTATCAACCATTCCGTTGTAATCCTCAAGAGACATTCCGTAGTTCTGCTTTAGCATGTATCGTATGTGTTGTTCTCTGGTTCTGGCTTTGCGATAATTTACAGCTTTATCAGGATTATTTTTTAAGTACTCTCTTTGATAGGCATTGGTTTTTTTTACCCATTCCCTATTGCCGATTTTACTTTTTCTGTACTCCCTAGTCATTCTATTCTTACATTCGTTGCAGTTACTTTTCTTTCCATTCCTTTTCATTCTATCTGATGAAAATTCACTTCTCGGTTTTTCCTTTTTGCAGAAAGTACAAATTATTGTATCCATAACTTATTTAAGGCTTATTTAAGCCATTATCTACCCTTCCTTGGTTAACACGCCAGAATACCCCGTGACGTAGAATGAAGTTCCGTCACAATAAACTTCTGCGTAGTTTCCGATAGTACCTGCAATTTGTAGATACTTGGAAGCTACACCGTCACCACCTAGATAAATCTTTTCCCCAGTTTGAGGGAGAAGTCGAACTATTTCGGCGACAGTAATCTGAAATCTTGCTTTTTGTTCTTTGACACTTGATGCAGACGGTAAAGTAAGGACAACCGTTCCACCAGCTCCGGTGTTGGTGTTGTTCTTCTCAAAGTCGTAAGTCTTCATGTCTGCTGTAGCAGCGTTTGCTTTGACAGTAGTGTTGGTATCTAAACTGGATACCACTACATCAAAATTTGTATTACCCATGAGTTTAGGATTGCCAATCTATAAGCCTTTCGGCCTCCTCTGGAACTCCTTCCAGGTCTAAATGGCAATCAGTTAGTTAATTAAGTGAAGTGTGCGGGATAGAAATTATTTTATCTGATTTCTTAGAGTTGCAACTTCTACAAAGAGGTTGAATATTGTTCTTGTTGTTCTTTCCATTCTTGGAAATAGGATGGATGTGGTCAATGGTTATATTTTCAGTAGTTCCACAGTCAGCACATTTATTTCCGTGTCTTTCAAGAATATTCTTCCAACTTTTCAAACTGATATGATTCTCATCATCTTTCGTACAACCCCTAGCAAACGCCTTGTAATTACAATCCTGAACTTGTTTTCTTAACTTATGCTTTTTGTAAGCAATTGGGTCAAGAGAAAAGTCTTTAAGGATTTTGTTTCGTAGTTTAGTTTGCTTCCGATGACTGAACTTAATCTGACATTCTTTAGAACAATAAATCTTGTAAGGATTTTTCCCAGTATTATATGGATTAAATTCTTTTCCACATTGAGGACAAACTTTCATCTCAGCATTAGAGACTTTTTCTTGCTGTTTTTTTCTTGACCTCATTCTTGATTCCTCTAAAACCTTGTCCCAATTATTCTTTTTCCATAACTTTTTATTCCTCTTTAAAAGTTCAGTAGAACATTTTTTAGAACAAGTATAATGAACAGAATTTTTAGATAAGAATTTTTTTCCACATACTTTGCAATTAGATTCTACCTCTCCACGATATTTAGATTCCCAATATTTCTTATAATAATCGTGATGTTTTCGATAGTTTACAATCGCACTACACTTTCTGGAACAATATTTCCTTTTGTAAGTTCTATTCCTTTTTTCACTTTTTAAAAGAACAATCTCTATTCCGCACACTTCACATTTTTGCATATACTTAAGATAAATAATTATATCCTAAGTATAGCGTAGTCTTGGAGATTTGTCAACCTATGCTTTAAAGGGCATACGTAGAATTGTCTCCTAAACTTCCCCAAACTCCCCGGAAATTCTTGTTTCCAACCTGCCATCTGGCAGAGATGTCATAGATAGTATTCTTGTTCTTGTTGTCTTGATAGACAGAAGTCTGGATTCCTCTTCGTTGATAGAAGATGAACGGTGAGTATAGGGAATCAATCAGGAACCAAGCTGTGTCAGAACCACCATTTTGAGAGTTAATCCACTTAGTAGAAATGACAGTAACATTACCATCGTAAATGTTGAGGTCATTGTTTCCAGTTCCACTTCTTTTGGTGGATTTGGTGATTATTTGAGCTGTGGTTTCCAGAGAATCAGGAACCAACAGGATTAGTCTTCCAGAACCAATCGCCATTGGAAGTCCTCGGTCATCCAACTGTCTTCGCAAGGCTTGCTTTCCAGTTCCCAGGTTAGTTTCCGTAAGAGGAATACCAGTCGCAGAAGCATTGCTTATTCCAGTTCCACCATCTTTTCGAGGGTGAAGAATTGAACAGAGAGGAACACCATCAGAATAGAAAGTCAAATCAGCAGGAAGTGAAGCCTGAGCCGTGAAAGCATAGTTGAAAATGGAAAAGGCCGAACGGTCAAATTCCATATTCATACTAACGTTCAAGTCATAAGCCTCATCGAACTTGCTCTGAAGGTCATTCTCACGGTCATCTTTTTCTTCTTCTGTGATTTCAACAGAGTTCGTCTTCTTGATGAATCGGAACACCGTCAGATAACCAGGGATTCTGCTGTCAGTCGCATAGTCCTGACCTTCATTAGTCAGTGTCGGATATCCAACACCAGTCTTGCTTGTATATCTTTCTTCGGCTTTATCCGAAGTTTTTTCTTTGAAGAGACGAGTAGCCTTATTGGTTTCAACTCCCAAAGCTGAATTTATTCCTAGAGAATAAGACATTGAAGCCTGATTCTCTACTTCAGCAAATTTGGCAGCTAATCCTTTAATCCACCCATCACCCCATGTTGCTCGTGTTTCCATAAAATTGTGTTAGTAATTAGAGTGAATTAAGCGGTTTCTGCATTAAATTCGTGCAGAGCGATGCTAACTAGAATGTTTCCAGAGTCATCCGGGTCTTGCCCATGACCATAGAAGTTAGCTTCTGTTCCTTCAGTTCTGGTAGCAGTGGTTTCAAGAACCTGACCAAAACTTGAGCCAGCGGAATCAATATCTATTCTTATTCCTCTGAGTTCTGAATCAACAGTTGTTCCTACCGTTCCATTACAATCAGCTGAATAGATAGAATCCTTAGAGACATCTACCATTGCGTAATAGGTTGTATTGGCCGCTCCAGTAGTTACGGAACGGGTGTCAGTTCCAGAAGCTGTTCCAGCTACAGGATTAGTCGATTTGAACGGAAGACCTTGGGCATCGCAGATTGAAGCAATGACACCTAAAACAGGTTTCCCGGCTTCACCTCTAAGGGCAACTCCGGTTGTCATTGTTTCAACAACATCTCCGACAGCAAAGGCCAGGCTTGAACCGAGAAGAATCTTCTCCAGTTTTCGGCCTACTCCGCCAATCGTTCGCTTGTATTTTAAAGCCATATTGGTATTTTAAATTAATTAGTTCAGAATCCGCATAGAACCAGATTTAATCTTTTCTTTGTAGGCTTTCATGCCTTCATCGGAAACATTAAATTCTTTCTGATACTTGCGGTCTTCTGCAGTGAACTCGTCCTTGAGGGAACCCTTTTGAGCTCCATCTCCGCCGGAACCAGCGTCCCCAGCCATCTCTCTTTTTTTGTCCTCTACTTCGGCATTGCCAGGGTCTCCCGCAATAATACGGTGTGCCATTTCGAGTTGTTCATAATAAGTGAACTTTGAATCGGGTTTAATAACTTCGTCCATCGTATCAAGAAGTCCCTGCCATGATTCTGCATCATTTAGATATTTTGGATGTACTGAGAAGAATGCCGTTCTATCCTTTTTCTTGTTATCGGCCTCTCTCTTGGAAATCTGTTCCAGAACAGGTTTTAATTTTTCATCGATTAAAACTGCTGGGTCAGGTTTCTTTTCCTCCTCGAAAATATCTTCTTCTTTCTTCTCTTCTTCCTTTTCTTCTGGAACTTCTTTTTCAGCTAACTTCTTTTCCAACTCTCGTTTCTCAGCTTCCAACTCTCGTTGTTTTCTGAGTGTCTGGTTGAATTTGTTAGCGGGGACAACTTCTTTTTCCTTTTCAAAGTCTTCTTTTGAAGGTTCTACTTTCTTCTCTTCTTGTTCCTCTATCTTTTCTTCAGGAACAATTTCTTTTTCTTCTGGCATAATTTTGTAGCTTTAACCTGTTTTTTTTTGCTCTAGGGTGTCATCCCTAGGGTAAGTTACTTAATTATTTATTATGAACTCTTAATATTCTGTGTGTACTTTACCACTTTTCTTTGGTTTCGTCAACTTCATCTTACTTTCCGCATATCCTGGTCGTTTGTTTAGTATCTGTTCTCGCAACGAAACGAAGGCCAAAACTGTTCCACGAAACCTTTCATCCTTTGAATATAGAAATTGGTTTCTGTAGGTGTCGGCACATTGCTGCAGGAAATCAGGAAACTTCTCAAATCCTTCTTCTGTTGCCAGTCGAGTCAAAAGCGAATCAACTTCTCCAGGAGAAAGAGGTTTGTAATATGGTCTTCCGAGAAGACGGAGTAAAATTTTTATAATTAATGTCCTCATTGCAAAAATTCTTTTAATTGTTCAGTAGTATTATTTTTAGTCCCATACCTCTTGTGAAATTCTCTATGAGATTCTACTGATAAGGTTACTCCATTATCTATAGCAAATCGTAATTCTGGAAATTGAGAAAAGTTTTTAATATGGTGAGCATTTAATTTTCCTCCCTTAACCCCAGTCTTTTGGCAAGTCCAACCATCTCTGGAAAATATTGATTCACGCCACAATTTAAACTCAATAGATTTTCTGATGCTGTCATTAACAGGGTTAATTCCACCTTTCCATAAATGACTTTCTTTTTTCCTTAGTCTATGCGTTTCACTCATTCTCTTTCTAACTTCTACTCTCATTCTTACCCTGTCATCCACTTCTTTGGTCAACCCTGCATTCCACGCTTTTTGTCCCAGA